ACAAAAAGTAGAGAATGATATTCTACAAGTAGCAGTTAAGTCTGAATTAAGAAACTGTTACGAAGCAACTCAAGAGGACTTAGCATACGTAGTAGAGGAGTTCACAACATTTGCAAAAAACCAAGAACTAAAAACAGCATTACTAAACTCAGCAGACCTACTTAACCAAGGAGACTTTGACGGAATCAGAAGTATGATCGACAAAGCAATGAGAGCAGGATTGGATAAGAACATGGGTCACGAGTACAATAAAGATGTAGAGAGTCGTTACAGGGAGAACTACAGACCTACAATACCAGCACCTTGGCCTATCTTAAATGAAACTATTGGAGGAGGATTTGGACCTGGTGACTTAGTAATTGTATTTGGTAATCCTGGAGGAGGTAAGTCTTGGACAATGGTTTCTGCAGCAGCACATGCAGTACAGCTAGGATTCAATGTTAACTTTTACACATTAGAGTTGGGTGAGGATTATGTAGGAAAACGATTTGACTGCTACTTCACAGGATATGGAATTGAAGAAGTAAACAAACACAGACCTGAGGTAGAGAAGATCGTTAAGAACCTTAAAGGTAAGTTGATCGTAAAGGAGTATCCACCAAAAGGAGCTTCAATCAATACAATCAAGTCTCACATCCAGAAGTGCATCGATATGGATCACAAACCAGACATGATTATTATTGACTACGTCGATTATTTGAAGGCACCTTCAAAAGGTCGTTTCTCTGAGAGAAAAGATGAAATCGATGACGTATTCATTGCAACAAAAGGATTGGCTAAGGAACTTCAAATTCCTATTCTAACACCGTCTCAAGTTAATAGAATGGGAGCAAAGGATTCTGTAATCGAAGGAGACAAGGCAGCAGGGTCATACGACAAGATGATGGTAGCAGATATTTGTTTATCACTATCAAGAATGAAGGAGGATAAGGTATTAGGTACAGGACGTATACACGTTATGAAAAATAGATACGGAATGGACGGTATGACTTGGGATGCAAAAGTGGATACAAACAATGGACACATAGAGATATTGGGTAAGATGTCACTCGATCTTGACGACAACAAACCAGCAGGGAATTATAAGGAAATCGCAAATAAGTTCTTTGAATTGGAGAATAAAGTTCCATTCTAAAATGCTATTTATTTCTACAGTCTTAATTTTTAACAAACACTAAAAAAAGCGAATATGAGTCTAAAAGACGAACGCATTGTTTACAAACCATTTGAATACGCAAAAGCACAGGAGTATTGGTTGAAACAGCACCAAGCGCACTGGTTACATACTGAAGTTCCAATATCTCAAGATGTTACAGATTGGAATAGTAATTTAAAGGATCACGAGAAAAACGTGATAGGGGGAATCCTAAAAGGATTTGCTCAAACAGAAACGGTTGTAAATGATTACTGGACATCCCTTGTCACAAAATGGTTCAGAAAACCAGAGATAATAGCAATGGCTACTACCTTTGGAGCGTTTGAAACCATACATGCAGAGGCCTACGCTCTGTTGAACGAACAATTAGGGTTAGATAACTTTGCAGAGTTCTTAGAAGATGAGACTACTGCTGCAAAGATACAAGCACTGATGACTGTTCGTGATGGAAACTCTGGAGAAACAGACTGGCATGAGGCAGCTAGATCTCTAGCAATCTTCTCAGCATTTACTGAAGGAGTTAATTTATTTTCTTCTTTTGCAGTATTGTTATCATTTAAAATGAGAAACAAACTAAAAGGAGTAGGACAAATCGTTGAATGGTCTGTAAGAGATGAGTCTCTTCATTCAGAGGCAGGATGTTGGTTGTTTAGAACCCTTATGCAAGAATATCCTGAATTAAAAACAGATAAATTGGTTAAAGATATTGAAGAAGCAGCAACACTAGCTTTACAATTAGAATTCAACTTTATCGATAAGATATTCGAAATGGGTGATTTAGAGAATTTATCTAAAGACGAACTTAAGAATTTCATCAAACATAGAGTAAATACTAAGATGGGAGATCTAGGATTAAAACCTTTAATACCTTCAGATCAAATCGATAAAGGAGCATTAAAACAAATGCTTTGGTTCGATGCCGTAGTAGCTGGAAAACAGCACACAGACTTCTTTGCCAATAGAGTTACAAACTACTCTAAAGGACATATGGATTGGGATAACGCATTTTAATTAAATTTTATGACAATAGATTACAGTACTTGGAAGCCAGGAGTTGATTACCCTGAGTGGATGAACGAAGTATCTTTGGCTACAATCTCAAAGGGATACTTACTTCCTGATGAGACACCAAAGAAGGCTTACAAGCGAGTTGCAGATGCAGTAGCAAAAAAATTAGATCGTCCAGATCTAGCAAATAAATTCTTTAAGTATATGTGGAAGGGATGGTTAAACCTAGCTTCACCAGTACTATCAAATACAGGAACTGATAGAGGATTACCAATTTCATGCTTTGGTATTGATACTCCTGACTCAATCAGAGGGATAGGATTAACCAATGCAGAACTAATGAGACTTACCTCTCTAGGAGGAGGAGTAGGAATTGGACTAAGTAAGGTAAGAGGAAGAGGAGTTAAGATCGGAACAGGAGAGTCAGGACAGTCAGAGGGTATTGTGCCTTGGGCTAAGATATATGACTCAACTATTATTGCAACCAATCAAGGTTCAGTAAGAAGAGGAGCAGCTTCAGTTAACTTGGATATCAACCATCCAGACATTAAGGAGTTCTTACAAATCAGAAGACCAAAAGGAGATCCAAACAGACAGTGTTTGAATTTACACCAATGTATATCAGTGGATGATAAATTCATGCAGAGATTAGAGCACAGAGATCCAGAAGCAATGGAGGTTTGGGTAGAGATACTAAAATCAAGAGTTGAGACAGGTGAACCGTACTTAATGTTTAAAGACAATGTAAATAATGCTAATCCACCTGCATACGTTAAGAATAACCTAGAGGTAACAATGACCAACATATGTTCAGAGATTGCATTGCATACTGACGAGGAGCATTCATTTGTATGTTGTTTATCTTCTTTGAACTTAACAAGATATGAAGAGTGGAAGGATACTGACTTAGTTGAGACAGCAATCTACTTCTTAGATGGAGTATTGGAGGAATTCTTAGTTAAGACAAACGGAAAAGAGTCTATGATTAGATCACACCGTTCTGCTAAGAAAGGAAGAGCATTGGGATTAGGAGTTTTAGGATGGCATACATTCTTACAATCAAAAGGAATTCCATTTACATCTATTGCAGCAACTTCTTGGACAAATAGAATATTCTCACAAATTAAATCACAAGCAGAAGCCGCTTCTAGAAAATTGGCTGAGGAATACGGAGAACCAGTTTGGTGTAAAGGAACAGGAATGAGAAATACTCACTTACTTGCAATTGCACCTACAGTATCTAACTCAACAATCTCAGGAGGAGTATCAGCAGGTATTGAACCAATCCCAGCTAACGTTTATACGTTCAACTCTTCTAAAGGTACTTTCATTAGAAAGAATCCAGTATTGGAAGAGTACCTAGATAAAAAAGGACACAACTCAGAAGAGGTGTGGCAACAGATTCTTAAAGATAGAGGATCAATCGCTAACCTACCAGAAGACGTTATGCCGTTTGAAGATAAAGAAGTATTTTTAACTTTTGCAGAGATTAACCAATTGGCTCTAGTTGAGCAAGCAGCAATCCGAGGCAAGTACATAGATCAAGCTCAATCATTGAATTTAGCATTTGATCCAGGTGACAGCCCTAAATTTATAAACCTTGTTCACCAGACAGCTTGGAAACTAGGACTAAAGACGTTATATTATTTAAGAACAGATTCAGTAATCCGAGGGGACATCGGAAGTAGAACTTCTGAGGACTGCCTTTCATGCGATGGCTAGGAAACCAATATCACTGCCTATTTATAATAAACAGTGAAGTATGGTAGTATATAAAATACAATGTGAGAAGGATGGGAGGTTCTATATAGGAGCCTCCACCAACCCACACAAAAGACGATTAGAGCATTTTAACGATCTAAGGAAGAATAAGCATCACAATAGGTTTCTGCAGAGAGCATTTAATAAGTACGGTGAAGATACGTTTACCTACACTATTTTAGAGGAGTTTCAACAAGAGGACCTAATGTGGAAGAGGGAAGAGGAGATACTGCAAGAGCTATCCAATACCTACAACATGATGCCAGGAGGAATAAGAGGACCTAGGTTATATGGTAAAGACAATCCTAAATACGGAAAACCAATATCAGAACAGCAGAGGAGATTGCAGAGTGAGGCTATGTCAGGAGAAAAACACCACTTCTACGGAAAGAAGAGACCAGAACATTCAGAACTACTGAAAAAAAATAATCCAATGCACACACATAGCATTGACTTTTCAGGGGATAAGAATCCAAATGCAAAGCACTTTGGTGATTATGAAGCAATCTCTAAGTTAAGAGAAAACAAAAAGACCTGGAATGAAATCGCAATAGAGTTGGGTAAGAAAAGTGCAGAAGCCCTTAGAAAGTCCTACACAGCTTATTTAAAAAATCAAAATTAAATTATGGAAATACTAATAGTACTTTTAGTTATTCTTGTTGCTTTTTTAGTAGCAGCAATTTATCTAATACAGATTCAACTTACCGATGCTAAAGCAGCATTGATAGAGAAGGATGCTACTCATGAAATTGAAAAAGCAAAAGTAAAAAAAGACTCAACATTCAGATCATCAGCAGTTAACTGGGGTAAGACAATTGAGCACTTCGTTCCTTTCATGACTAAATTCCCAGTACCACCTGAGGATGTAGTGTTTCTAGGAATGCCTATCGATTACGTAGGATTTACCAATACTGAAAGCAAAACCAAATGTGAGGTCCACTTTATAGAGGTTAAGTCAGGAAATTCAATACTGATGGGTAAGCAAAGGAATATTAAGAAGGCAATACAAGAGGGAAGAGTTCACTGGCATGAAATTGCAGTGGACGGAAACCGAGCAGAGGTTGTCGAAGAGGATAAGGTATAACTTACCTATTTATTTAAAAGAGGTTTCATATCAACTGTTTTAGTAATTAATTTTATGTACAGAGGATATGAGACTTCTTTTTATATTAGCAGCTATGCTACTTGGTGTAGGTTCCTATGCACAAGGAACTATCAAGGTAGATGAAGTTGTAAACAATGTAGTAATGGGACCACAAGCAGGTAATAGAGACCTAGCTTTCGGTGTACAAAATATACTAGAAGAAGTAATTCAAGAAAAAGGTTACGAATTAGATCCAAACTCTACCAAAGTATTAAAAGTAGAATTACTATACTTTGATGTTAAGAGTACCAATATGCAAATAGCAGTCTACGGAAATACCGTAGAGGTAACAGAGATCGTTGCCGCAGCTAAAATAATATTGGATGGAAAAGAATTAAAAACAGTTGTAGTTAAAGGACAAGCAAAGTCCATCTCATCATCCACTATTATAATAGATGAAGGAGGTAAGTTTTCTCAAACAAACGTTTCGTCAGCATTAAAGAAAGTGTGTGAACAGATTATCGAAAAACTAAAACTATAATGAAAAAACTATTATTTTTACTACTATTTCCTTTACTATCTTTTGGTCAATTAATTATTGATCAATCTATTGTAGAACCAGGTCCATACACTGTAGGTCAGATTATTACAATCAAATACACAGTAGAAAGAGGATCATCAACCCCAAGATACTTTTGGTTAAGATACCAATACTCTAACAAACATTTAGAGTACGTTGCAAATAGTACAGTGTTTAGTCAAGGATCATCATCTCAGACTTTCTATACTGGATGGAGTAACTACTCATTCAACCAAAACCCACAAATCGGAGTAGGTGAATTATATAATCAATACAAGTCAACACCATGGGGATACCAGTCTAACATGGATTGGAACGTAGGGCAGTTGACAGTACAAAGAACAGATGCTCCTATTGACGGAGTTATTGCTACTCAAAAATACAAAATACTAGACAATACTGTCTATACTAATATACACAAGTTCGACTTATCCTATGCTGTAAATGCAGATGGTACTTATGTAGACCCAATTGGATCTAGAGTACTTTGGATGGGAGTACCTGGTACAGTAACAGGTCAGACTTCTTCATTTAAAGTAAGAGTATCTTTTCCTTCAAGTCATACAAACATTGTAGAACAAAAAGTACAAATCATGCCTCTTACTTCAGCAGGTGTTATTGATTGGACTAATGCTTCTCAACCTTTAGCTATTCAGAACTTAAACGCACAAGGTGAGGCTACATTTACCAACTTCAAAGTAGGAGATAAGTTCGGAGTAGTAATTGTACCTGCATTCCAAAAACCATTCCTAAATGATATTGTAACAGTATCTGATGCCTACAAAGCCTTCTTAGCAATTTCAGACGTAGGTCTTACAGGAAACAGTACTACATTTGCTTATCCTGCTCTACAAAAGATAGTAGGTAACGTAACAAGAGGAGATGGTAACTTCGATAATAACGATGCTTATTACCTATTTGCTCACGTAATGGGAATTAATGTAGATACAAATGCATCAATACCAAGTTCAACAGCAACATCACTTGGATTCATCTCAGGTAAAAAAGCAGATTGGGCAAATGGTAATGTAGGAAACTATGCAGTTGAAATTACATCACAACAACAAGCTGAGGATTTTGCTTATGCATATAGAGGTGATTTAGATTTCTCTCACTCATCAGACCCATCAGTAACCTCTTCTACTACAGGTAAACTAGGCACACTTTCTTATACAGCTAAAGTACAAGCTAACGCAGTAATGAGTTTAGCTTCTAAATTAGAAAACGGTAAAGTAGTAATCAATGCAACTCTTTCTGATTCAGATTTATCTGGAGTACAAGTAGTATTAAAATACGATACAGATAAGCTAACATTGGATGATGTTAAGTTTGATACAGGAAATACTGTAACTAACTTCTCAACTAACAAAGACGGAAGAGTTACTTTCGGATCAATCGATCAAACTAAGACAGGAAAGGTTAGAGCAGGTATTCCATACAAAATTACTTTTACACCAAAATCAACACTAACAAATACATCAGGATTGTTCTACACTGTATTAGCAGATGCTGTTAAGCCAGATGGAACTAAAGTAAACTTGACAGTGGAGTAATATGAAAAAATTAGTTTTACTTTTACTACTACCATTTATAGGATTCGGACAGAGTGTATCTGCTCCGGATTCTAAGTCTTTCCTACTTAGTACAAGTGGACAGGACGCAAGTGGATTTGTATTAAGTGGATTTGCACCAACTGCAACTATACTAGCATCAATCAGTTTAGTAGAGTTTCCAACAGGTACTACATTCTACCTAAGCAGTTATACAAACCTAACCCCAGCAAGTGGATTTGGAATGGTAGGTAATAAAACTCGTTTAGTATTTACTGGAACAATGTCGAGTATCAATACAGCATTAGCATCTCTAAAAGTAAACACAGGTTCAGCAACAGGTAATGTTAAACTATCAGTAGCTGCAACAATTAATCCAACAGGATTTTATTATAACGGAGTAAACGGTCACTTCTACAAACCGGTAACAACAGGTGCATTTTACAAAGATGCAAGAGCCGCATCACTACTGACAACATTCAAAGGACAGACAGGTTACCTAGTAACAATTACCTCAGCTTCAGAAGATGCTTTTATTCAAGCAAATGTACCTCAAACCAATATATGGTTTGCTTGTACAGATGAAGTAATTGATGGTAGATGGGTAATTGATGCAGGACCAGAAAAAGGTACAGTAATTAAAACATCAAACCCAAATAGTGGAAACGTTGTAGGACAATACAACAACTGGGCAGGTGGTGAACCGAATGGATATAATCATGGTGAGGATTATGCGGTAACAAAGTGGAATGGTAATCAATGGAACGATCTAGCAAACAACTGGTACAATCCATATGTAATTGAATACGGAACTTGGACTAATCCTGATGATGCTGCCTTTACTGAGTTCTATACTAACAGTACTTCACATACAGCAGGAGATGTATTTAATGTTAAGTTTAATTTTAACTTTGGGATTCTTGATGAGACTAAATTCTCAACTAAGATGTTCTACACTCCTCAAGGAAGCACAACTCTACTACCTGTAACAGCAAGAGCATATACGGCACTAAATGCTTTAGGGAAAGTTGACATGACAGCAGATTCAGACTCAACTAAACCTAACATGGTACTTGCATTTGCTCCTTTCACCTCAACTAATCTGACATCACTATACGATCAGATAGTAACAGTATCAGATGTATACTTAGCATTTAAGGAATTAGCAAATGGAGGTATAATGGGTAACCAATCAGGGAATGAACTTACCTCAGGAATGCAGTACGTAAATGCAGATGTAGATTTAAATGGCATATTTGATGAGGCTGATTGTTTCAGATTACTTCAGCATTTGACTGGAGATAGAGTATTAATAGAATCACCAACTCTTTCAAACACAATGGAGTTGATAGAGAATCCAAGTCTAATTACAAAAACAAACTGGTATACTTTTACTAACTCAACTAGATCAACATACCCTGTAACAGTACAGTCTGGAGTATTTTCTTACAACTATACTTTAAATGTATCATGGAAAGGAGACGTTAATCTATCTCATACAGCAAATGCTTCAACAGGTAAGCTAACTACTCTAAGTAGTAAAACAGTTTCAAGCGGTATACAAGCCTCTTTAGTAACAGAACAAATAGACGGTAAGGTATGTGTTACAGTTAAACTAGATCCACTAAAAGAATCAGTAGTAGGAACTCAGTTTAGATTAGATTACGATAACACACTCTTGCAATTTGAGAAAGTACAATCAACAGCTAAAGCTAACAACTTTGGTACAAATAGAGGAGAGTATATTAATTTTGGTTCACTAGTAAGCGACGATACAATATTGGATAATACAGTAGAGTATAGACTCACATTCAAACCAATACAGACTCTAACTAACACTTTAGGATTAACATCCATATCGTATACGGATGCTGTTAGTAAAGAAGGAGCACAACTTAAAATAACAATGATGTAATGAAAAGAATGTATTTTATTTTCCTACTAATGATAGTAGCATGCACATCAGATGAACTACAACCAGAACCTGTAGTAGTGAAGGACACTTTTGAAGTAGCAGAAAACACTGTAGCAGATAAAAGTGCAATTACCTTTACTCTAGAAAAAGAAGGAATATACACACTTACTTTATCAGACGGTAACCAAGTAGTATCTAGAGAGAAGTTCGTTGGAAAACAGGGGAGAAACAGTTTAACCCTATATACTCGAACGATACAAACCAAATATTTATACTTAGAATTACAAGATAGTTACAATAATCAAATAGGTAAAACAACCATAATAATTAAATAAAGAAATGAAAAAGCTATTTATAATAGTCCTAGGAATTGTAACCTTTGCAGGATGTACAAACGACGAGATTGCTCCTGAGGTAGCACAAACAGTAAAACCTGAATTAGTAATCGCTACAGCATCTGGTATTAAACTAGAGTCAACATTCACAACTGTGGAAGTTGCAGTAAACGCTAAAGTAGCAACAGCAGGAAAAGCCGTAATAAAAATCTACGATATATCAAATAGAGTAGTATCGAAAGAAGAGATAGATGTAGTAGCAGGAGACAACGTACTTAAAGTACATACTGCAATATTACCTTCATCAGCATATAGAATATCGCTAACTGATGCAACAGGAGTTGTTGTAGGAGTAGCAGACTTTAATAAATTGTAAACTAAATAAAAATGGCAGAAGAACAAGAAACAACAGGAGGATCATTGAAGAATATCCTAATTGGATTAGTAAGCACTATTACTATTGGAGTTGGTGGTTTTATCACAAACAAGCTAACAGGAGGTGAAGAAGAGGGAGCTAAGACAGAAGTAGCAGCACCTGCACCAGTAATCAATATTACAAACTCAAACCAACAATCTCAGCAAGCAGCAGCAGGAGGTAAAACTGTAATCATCAAAGAAAAAGCAGCACCTGCATCAGCAGCTCAACCAGCAGCAACACCTGCTCCAAAACCAGTTAAAACTGAAACTGAGAAGAGAAAAGAAGAAATGGACTGGTAATTATGGAACAGCTACTTACATTTATAGGAATCATAAGTATGCTTATCTTAGCAATACTAATAAACTCAGCAATACTATTTTTAGGTTCTTTCATAGGAGGAGTGGCTTATCATGTTATTAGAGGGACAAAGAAAGGATGGTCATTACCTAAGGAAGTAAAAGACAGACACTCATGGTAAAAAAATTAATACTAATGGCCTGCATTCTTGCAGGTCCACTTGTCTTTGGGCAAGTGATCGGAAAAACAGTTACAGAGGATTACCAAGCAGGATTTGAAGGTAAAGAGTCAATCTACACCCTACCTGAGTACAATGGTAAGCCAATACCTGTAGCATTGTTGGAGATTGGAGTTAACAAAGAAGTACTTGATCAGTATCCGGACCTAGCAGATTACCGTGTAGGATTAGGACTTACCAATATCGTTGTAGCATACCTAGAAGAGACATTTAGATTTGAATTTGTTGAAACAAAAGATGCTATTAAGGACAGAATGGTTGCTCAATACAAAGCATCTCAGAAAGGATTATCTACTGAAAAGATAGAGTTAAAAGGAAATATTGTGTTAGCAAAGTACTTTTGCTACATTGAAGTATATGATTTCTCAATCTCAGAAGATGAAACAATCAACTTAAAAGACGGAGTAAAAAATAAACTAGTTACTAGATTAGGCCTACAAGTTAAGATGGTAGATGCTGAATCAGGAACTTACATGTCTGGAAGTGGATTAGGTAAGTCAGTTACAACAAGAGAGATGACTTTACTTAGCAACGAGAATTTAGAAGAAGTAAAATTCAATCAATCTAGTATTGGTACTGCAACTAAAAAAGCATTGGAGTCAGCAACAGCAAAGGTTGTTAAAAGAATGATTCAGAAACAAGTCTTTACAAACTAAGATTGAAAAAAATACTTTACATACTATTCCTACTTGTAGGATTCTGTACCTATGGTCAAACTGTAACTCAAACGTACTACGATAAGTGTACAGGAGAAACAAAGGTGTATGTAATTCCAATCCAAGGATCAACAGTAGTTACATACTACAATAGATCTACAACCGTCACTTTAGCTGATGTACAATCAGGTGCATTCAGAGCTTGGTTAGAAGCTACCTACTTATGGTGGTCTACTTATAATCCATGTTCCGTAACTCAAACTACACAAACTGTAGCACAACAAACAACACAACAAGCATCACAGGCCGCAACAGCAGCAGCAAGTGCCGCAGCATCAGCTGCAGCCGCTGCTAGTGCCAGTGTACCTGTGCCTACGGTAAGTGTTCCTGCTGCACCACCAACTCCACCACCTACATCCACTCCTCCACCTACTTCAAGTACCCCAACTAGCTCAACCAGTTCAAGTTCGAGTTCAAGTAGTTCAACACCTGCAGAACCAAAAACTGAAGCTAAGACTGAGACTAAAACAGAAACGAAATCTGAGGCTAAGACTGAAACTAAATCAGAGGAGAAGAAGGAAGAAGCTAAGACTGAATCTAAGGAAGAAAAGAAAGAAGAGACAAAAGAAGAAAAGAAAGAGGAGTCTAAGGAAGAGAAAAAAGAAGAAAAGAAGGAAGAGAAGAAAGAGGAGAAGAAGGAAGATAAGAAGAAGCAACAGACAACTCAACCAGTACTTATAGCTGCTAACTTAATGGCTATGCAAAACTTAGATGGTACTTTCAACCAAGTAGCATCATTCGGACTATCTCAGAGCTCATTAACAGGTGAAACATCCTATAGTGCAAATGCAATGATATGGTCTAACTTGAAACAGTTTTCTCTAGCTCTATCTAAGACAACTATCTTATTTAACTACGATAGAAAAATACCACTTAAAATAAAAGGAGTGGAATATGGATCGTACTACGGTAAGGGATCTATAAATAAGATAACTGGAACAAACCTTACTGCAATGCTAATGTTCAATACAAAAGTACTCTCAGTAGGAACTAACGAAGTATTCTTACTTAAGAAAGGATTAGTGGCAGGTTACGCTATAGGAAGTACTATTATCGTAATGGAGGACAACATAATGCTATCTCCATCACTAACTATGTTCACCACTAAACCATTTCCATTTAAAAGGTATACAATCTCCCCTATGATTGCTACATCGTTCTCAAACGTAAGCTACACATCTCAGACAAATGAATTTGCTTTCAACAAATCGTTTACCTATATTATAGGATCGAACTTCGATCTTAACTTAACACAAAGGTTCAAAGCTAACCTAGGAGTTAATGCAATAGGAAATACTAACCCAGACGTCCCAATGACGTACGCAATAACAATAGGTTCTAAGTTACAACTTTAAGACTTATAATTATTTACAATGAAAGAAACAGCACTACCGGATGATACGCAAGAACTTCTTGACAAAATTAAACAAACCCGCAAACACAAAGAGGCTCTACCACTTGTAGAGGAACTCGAAGAAGTACTCCACCAACAGGAGGAACAATCTCAGAAGAAGGAGGATACCCTCCAAGTTCAAATAACTCAACTAAAAGAGGAAAATAAACGACTAAATCGTTTGTAGATCGAAAAAGTATTTGTACCTTTAAGGTATGAAAGGACACACGTTTACGTTTAGAGGAAAGACCTATCAGCTCACAGATAAGTGGGAAGAGACTATGGTAAACGATTCTAAGGACTTTCAACTATTTCAATTCAAATCTTTAATAAAAGCACATGATTACGATACTGTAAAACGTAGAGTAATAAATCAATTAAAGTTTGGATATCTGGAAGAAGTTCCGTATATTAAAGAATAATCAAAAATCAAACATATGTCTAAGAATTCAGCAAAGAGTCAGTACACTCAACTTATGGAGTGGATTCCAACACTAAAGAGTAAGAGAGCAGCAGCACTGGTTGCAAGAGAACAACCAGGAGGAAAATTCAGCAAAGCTGATCACTACAAATCAAAAGGAGCGTAATGGCAAAGAAGGTAATTAAATTTTATGCAACATGGTGTGGACCTTGTAAAGTGTATGGTCCTACCTTTGAAAGAGTAAAACAAGAACTACAAAATGATATTGAGTTCGTTGAAGTAAACGTAGAGGATGATCCTGAGAATCTATCAGGTGAATTCAAAGTACGAGGTATTCCACTTACAGTAGTCCTAGAGGACGGACAAAAAGTAAAAGAGAAGTCAGGTAGATTATCTGAAGCAGAGTTAAAAGAATTAATCTTAAACTAAAAACAAAACAAATGTTACGTAATCCAAACACAATCCCAGCAGGGGACATTCTTATCGAAGATGCAGTCTTAGAACCATACTTCATTGTAAATGCTAACTCAGGAGGATACACAGTATACGAAAGAGTAACTAGAGGAAAAGGAGACAACGCGTATTTGCGTACGGTTTGTTATCCATCTACATTCAACCATGCACTTAAAGTTATTGCCAAAGAGAAGCTAAATACTGGTGATAACACCTATTATGGATCAATCAAAGAATATGTTGATCGTTGGGAGAGTATTACTAAGTCAATAGAGTCAGCAGTACAATTTCAGTTATAGTAGTAATGGGAGAGGTTATAAATCACATCTTTGGAACTTGCGGAGAAGGTCATCCAAGTCTTATCAATATTTCTGGAATATTAGTTGCAATAGGAGGATCTATTTCGTATGTTAGATATAAAATAAAATCACTATGTCAAAAATAGCAAATACATCACTATTCGATTACTTAAGGAAACCGGCAGGTATTGAATTAGGAACTGCAGTATACCAAGCAGCTAGAAGAGAGAGAGCTCCCATAGCAATAAGAGAGGTCACTACTAGAAAGTATAAAGGTAAAGTAGTTCTTTATACAAAAGAGTTCTTAGACAATTACTTTAAAAGTAGTAGTGTATTAGTATCAACAAATAATAAGTATATGAACGAAACAAACAACAGCTTATTCACAGCAACAACAGGAACAGCAACCCTGACAAATTCAGGATACTCAGGAACCATTAATGGAAATATTAATTCCGTATTAACAGTACCATCCGCATTAGGATACTCAGGAACATCTGTTACAACAATTGCAGACGGATCAGGATTAACCTTACAAGGTAATTCAACAATTAATTATTCACATTCAAATTTAACTCAAAACAATATGAAACCAACACAAGTAAAAGTAGCAGTATTTACAATCACAAGAGATCAAGATACTAACGAAATCAACTCAAGCAAGTTCTTAAAAGAGTTTTGGGTTGAGCAAAAGAACGGAGTATCAATTGACTTAGTTGTTGCAAAACACCTAGATAAAGACTTTGATCCAGAAACTACAATTATCAAAGTACTTTCTACAGTATCTTTCTAATAAAAATAATTTACCAACGCTCGCTGTTAGGTGATGTATTCAGACGAAAAAGGGTTAATAGTAGTCATTCACAAACCAGTAACCCTGCTCATGTACAAGCCCCGTAACTGATAACTCGGTAGGCTACATGAAAGACACAGGTTGGTAAAAAAGTCAGGTGGGCGTAATGAGGGATTGGTCCCGAGTCCTTTAAGGTTGCTTATCCGGTTCGAGTCCGGCCCTGACTTCAAATTTTAAGATTACCGTTCTTTGAAATTAAAGCAACAAAAATTATGGAAACACTTATAACATTTGGTTTAGGTGCAGGTACAGTTCTTATTGTAATAGGAGTTGTGGCTGTGTTTAAGTTAGTAAAACAAGTAAAGGCATTAAAACAAGCAACAGTGGACATAGGAAATACTATGACACAAGAAGTACAACATCTTCACCATAGAATAGATGACACAGAGAGAACACTAAACTCAGCAATAGATTCTAGGTTAGATAGATTAGAGACAAAGATTACAAGAGAATACAAACAAATACTAAAAGGATAAAATAATAAAAGAACGGTATCTTATAAAAAATAAAACAACTGTTGCATTGGAAAGAAAAAAGCAGTATATTTATATATAGAACAAAAGCAAAATGAAAGCACAACAAAACATACATCAATCTAATCTTACAGCGCAGAGAGCCATTAGTATATGGTCGGCCTCGTTATGTGGATCAGATACTGTGATTGGCTTTACATATAATAACGAACCGAAACAAGGTGGTACCGAGGTGTGATATGATATAATAAAAAATACATATTATTAGTAAGGTACCCGGATCAAAAAAAGATTCGGGTTTTTTATTGAAAAAAAGTTGCTACAAAGGAAAAAAGATAGTATCTTTACCAAGTAGAAAAAAATAACAGTTCATTGACATATTGGATAAAATTAAGGAAGAGTGGACAGTGGTCGTCAAGCGGTCTTGAAAACCGTCGCTCGGTAACGGGTTGCAGGTTCGAATCCTGTCTCTTCCGCAACAATGCCCATTCGTATACCGGTTAGTACACTTGTCTTTGACACAAGCGGAGGTAGTTCAATTCTACCATGGGCAACAATCAACTGGTAGTAGAGGAGCCCGGTTTATCTCGCTGGCCTTGGACGCTAGAGCACGCAGGTTCGAATCCTGCCTACCCGACGAGGAGACTGTTACTAATTCATAGTCCTTATATGACGACGGAAGCATAGAATTAGATCTGCCCTCTAGGCTTTAAAGTGAAGCACCTAGCTTTTAACTAGGGTAAGAAGGAGCATTACCTTCAGGGGGTACAACAACGGCCTCGTTGGCGTAATAGAAGCGTAATTGTTTTACATGCAATAGGCGGTGGAGCATAACCATCACGAGGCACCATAGGGGTTCGCACTACACTGTAGAGATTTAGGAAGTGCATTTGGGGACGACAGGCAAGGTGCCGAGCAGGTCTGTAAAACCTCACTGAGTAGGTTCGATTCCTACGGTCTGCGCAATAGAAAAATTGTTTCACTAAAAAATGTAAATCATGAACAAGTATCAAAAAACACTAGTAGTGGATTCAAGCTTTATGGCAAGAAGTGTTATCAGTACTGAAAGAGCGTTCGTGATTTCATATAAAGGTAATGCTGAAATAGTAGCTGAGCATCCAGAGACATTCGGATTAGTAAATCCACAATTAGAGATATTTAAACCATCTATCATCAGAGTGTTTAAATACGTAAAGCAAAACATCCACAAAGTACCTCTAACAAGAGAGAATGTGTACCGAAGAGATAACTTCGAATGTGTATACTGTGGAAACAGTCACATCAAATCATTGACATTAGATCACGTGATTCCTCAATCAAAAGGAGGAAAAGATAGTTGGGACAATTTAGTGACCGCTTGTAGAAGCTGCAATAGTGAGAAAGCAGACTTAACATTGGACGAATACGGAAAAGAGATTCCAGAACCTAAACGTCCCCACTATTTAATGTTGATGAAACAAATGCATGACATACCAAAAGAATGGGAAACATTTTTATTTTTTTAGTAAAAAAAGTTGCTAGAAAGAATTAAAGTTCGTATCTTTAAGTATAAGAAGGGCAAGGTGGCCATGGAGACCGGTAGCATTGCAAACGCTACAGACAGAGTTCGATTCTCTGCTTGCCCTCTTCTAAGGTTCGACCCTCTACCAAATGTACTACACCTACAGATGGAATCATGAGGGAGCTACCGACTGATAAGTGACCGCACATGCGGTAAATTGCCCGAGTGGTGGAACGGTAGACACGCTAGTCTTAGGAACTAGATACTGAGGGTTCGAATCCCTCCTTGGGTACAATAGATAGGTCTCAAAGCGGTTGAGATATTGGTAGACATAATTGCTCGGAAGAGCTAGACTAAGCATCTAGTCCGCCTATCGCATTAAAATTAGAGTTAGCTTATAGCAAAGCAGCAGGGGCTAACCTGCAGAACGGATACGAAACCCGACTCTAATTAACTGCTTCTGACGCATAAATGGTGGTGCACAGGATTTGTAACCCTGAATAGAATCGGTTCGATCCCGATCAGAAGCTCAGCAGTCATTTGAGCTAGTACTAGGACAATGACTATCAACGGAGGAAGCTAGTCTCACGGTTGGTCCTGTAGGTTGCGACGTAGGTCCGTAAAAGTGAACCCCTACCAGGTAGAGTAGGTCAAACACCAGTAAGTGGTTAAGCTCTACCAAACTGCGGCTATCGTATAATGGTCATTACTTTAGACTTCCAATCTAAAGATGAGAGTTCGATTCTCTCTAGCCGCTCAAAGTGTTGTTCCCTTGAGGAAGGAATTATAAACCATGATTAAAGGCGTAGAAATGAATCTAATGTACGCACAGCACAGAGGAACTCAACCTCAAATTGGCCCTATCGTCTATCGGTTAGGACATATGGTTTTCATCCATAAAAGTCGGGTTCGACTCCCGGTGGGGCTACAAGGGTTAGGAGCAACGTGTCCCCTTAATTGCACAATGTTGACACTGGAAAGACAGATGGTGGTTGACGGCTCGGAACAGACGAGCATTTGGGGCTGTAGCTCAACTGGATGAGCGCTATCCTTGCACGATAGAGGATGTGGGTTCGACTCCCATCAGTTCCACAAAAATAATAAGCGAGGTAAGACTGGTAGGCTTTTAATCCTAAACCTAGAAAGAGGAGGGAGAGGCTAACGAAAGAACCGAACGAGTAGTTAGTTGAAGGGATTTACTTGAAGGTTAAGTTTGGTGTAGAGTAAATTGTGTACCTTATTATTTTAATTGGTCTATTAGTACAGAGGTAGTATACTTGGTTGTCGCCCAAGAGAAGACGGATCGTTACCGTCATAGACCGCTTATTACTTATTGCAAAGTTTGTGGGTTTCATGGTGTGAGTTGAAAGCAACCCTAAAAGTGAAGTTAATCATCACAAGTGCGTATATGGTACCTTATGTGTTCCAAACCCATATATGTTAGCATGAATTGACATGCAAGTTAAATAGCACCCAATAAGTAAAAATATGAATAAGTAAGTAGTCGTTCCGCCAATAGAGACTTTAAATACTCAGTACTCGCGGATAACTGAAGTGGCTTACCTCTTTTCATTAAAAAAACATATTGCGTTAAAGTGTAAAGGTTGCATCCTGGTCTCATAAGCCAGGGGGGTGGTTCGAGTCCACGCTACGCTACTAATTGGTCTTTTAGCTCAGATGGTTAGAGCAGCTCGCTCATAACGAGAAGGTCGCAGGTTCGAGTCCTGCATGGACCACTAAATTTTATCCAATATTAAAAATAAGAGTTATGTCAGACTTGAATTACCAATTAGGGGTATATGTAGGTGAAGTAATTGAATTTAGGTACCTACTTACCCTATCCACAGATATGTTAAGGACACGTAATGTAGTTGAGGTATCACCAGAGGATGCTGAAAGGCATAGAATCGTAAACGAAGCATTACTTAAAACATCTAAGTACAATGGAGGTAGTGGGGATAGTAAACAGGAGTTTGCTGCGTTTAAGGCATTAAATAATGAACTTGCTAGAAAATATCTTCCAGAAAAACTACAATGTATGGTGCCTCATGTAAGACCTACAGACATGAAGCAATTTCATGAAGGACTAAAGGATCAATTATGGGATACAGATCTATCACATTATTGGCCTGAGGATGACTTTTACAAACTAGGACATCCATCTGGTCACTCAGATTATATTATTTTGACTTTAAAAATAAATGACTAAAAAAGTTGCATACTTAAAATAGTATTCATATATTAAATAAAAAAGATAAAATCATAGTTATGAAAAATTCGTTAGCAGAAAAAGGGTTATCAATGTCTCAAGCACAATCAATCTCAAACTTGTGCAACCAAAGAGCAAAAGAGATTGCATCAAAACTATCAGATGTAAATAATGCATCAAAGCAAATCGTAATTGACAAAGTAACTTACACAGAACAACAAGGAATCGAACTTCCAGCAAACGTAAGTGAGTTACTAATTGAAAAAGCAAGACTATCTGCTACTCAAGCATTCTTGATGGAGAACATCAAAGCTAAGGACGAATTAATCAACTCAATAAAAGGAGAGTACTTCGAGTTCGCTACTCCAGCTCCAGTCCGTCCTGACTATGTAGAGGCTAACCAAATCAACTCAGTGAATGAGAAATGGGGATGGGATCAGCTAACAGTTGCAGAGTATAACGAATTCCTAGAAGCAGAGGCATTTGCTGCACACATAGGGCAATTTATCCACAAAGGTGGTAAGTTAGATCAGCTAAGAGCTGAACTTCCAACTATTAAGACTTTAGAGTTCATGGAGATTGAAACAGGTAAGAAAACACCTATGACAATTTCAGTTCATCATAAAGCAGATGACTTAATGGAACTACACGAGGAATTAGCAGGTCTACATAGAGGATATGAGCAAAAGGTAAACTACTTCAAAGCGAAAGTAAAAAATGCAGTAACGGCTGAAAATGCTAGAATTGCAAAAGAAAATGCAATCGCAGAGAGTAATGCAGATGAAACAAACGAGGTACTAAGAAACAGTTACAAACAAGTGGCTGATGCTTGGCAATCACAATACAAAAAAGCACTTCAAGAGTTTGAAGCACAACGTCAAGTAAGAATCCAAACAGCTGCCAATTTACGAATTGAAGTAGCACCAAGATTCCAAGACGTAGTAGATGAGTTCTTGAAAGCAGTAAAAGAATAGTGGTACCAAGGGGGAGAAGCACAAGCTGATACCCCTAAGGTTTTATGCTGGAAGTATGGAGTTTTTAATTATATATACAAGATAAACTATAACTTAAATATGACATCATTTATTTAGTACCTTCGGGTCTAAATGACCAATCCGCTTCCCTACACCTTTATACAAAACTGAGATAGAACTCAATAACTAGATATGTTACTCCTTTGAGAGACTAAAAGTAGCTAGTGAAAAGAGACTTAGTTTTTGTCTTTGCCCTTGCGGTAGAGGAAGGTCTTTAACTTTGATTTAGTATTTGACATCGACTATATACTCTATCTTCCAGCAACATAGTAATACAATTTAACACCTCGACGGCTGTCTATGGCCGGTACAACTTATAGACTAGGCGTGTTGATAGTGGTAACCTCGCAACAGTACCCGATTAAGTTCAAGGAAAGATACGGCATAGAGCATTAGGTAACGAACACGACGGAGTCCTAATCATTCCCACGAGAAGTAATTCTCAAGTAGCCCGGTACGACCAGAGTGCGGATAGAGGTGTTAAATTTTTTTTAAAATAATCACAAAAAGGCTTGCTTACGTAGGTCTTTTTTTGTATATTTAGGTATAAGAAAAAGGGGTTATGAAAAATCAAATGGATTGGAAAAAAATGGGATTTAAGACTGAAAAAGAGTACTTAGATTTCTTAGAAGAAAAATGGCAATCTTTGAAGAAGAAATTAGAGCAGCCAGAAATCAAAGCAGTATTTAAACGATTAGCAGATAGGTAGTTATGAAAATAGTATTAGAAAAAGGACAAAGACTGTTCTTCACATCAGACACACATTACGCTCACTCTAATATCTGTAGTGCAACTACAAAATGGGAAGGTGCATCAAACTTAACAAGACAATTTGATTCGCTTGATAAGATGAATGATACCATAGTGAATAACATCAACAACATGGTTGATGAAGATGACATCTTAATTCACTTAGGTGACTTCAGCTTTGGAGGATTTGACAAGATACAGGAGTTCAGAAGTAGAATCGTATGTAAGAACATCCACCTAGTACTAGGTAACCACGATCACCACATTGAAAGAAACAAGGAAGGAGTACAGAGTTTATTCTCTTCAGTACAGGACTACTTGAGACTAGAAGTAAGAAAACCAGTTAGCAAGACAATGATGGAGCGATTTACTTTCGTTTGTATGCACTATCCAATTGCTTCATGGCATGATATGAACCAAGGAGTAATTCACTTGCATGGTCACGTTCATTTACCTTCACACCTACGAATAG